TTCAAGATTTTTCACCAAGTCAGAGAACACGGCGCTGCTGCCAATTCGCAGAGCCTCATGGCAGAGCTTGGTCGTTCGCCGGAAGCGAGCGCCTCCGGCGAACAGCGTAGCCGTCCACGGCATCAAGCCGCCATCACCGGCATCTCGATCACATTCCCCGGCACCAGCCGCTGAGCAGCGCGCAGCTCATGACGCATCGCTGGGGAGCAGTGGATATTCACCTGAACATAGTGTTTCAGGCTCTTCCGGTCCTCGTGGCCGATAAAATCCCGGACCACATCTTGGCCATGCAGCGTGCGGACGATGCATGCTGCCGTCTTGCGCAGCAGGTAGGTTCCTTGACCTTTGCCCTCCATCCCCAGCACCTTCTTGACCCAGCGGGTATGATTCGCCAGCGCGCGCACACGAGCCGCATCATCCCCAGCGATCACAAACCCCTTCGCCTCTGTGACGATCTCCGCTACCTCATCCGTCACCGGCAGCGTGTAGCGGGTTTTCCCGACGGGGATGTCAATCCCCCAGCCATCATTACGCCTCCGCAGCCAGCTCGTATGCAGGTGAGCCAGCGAGCCGGGGCGCATTCCCGTCTGCGTGGCGATGACGTTGATCTTTCGCATCTCCTCCTGCGCCATCGCTCGCGCCGCCAGCATCGCGTCAAACTGCGCCTCGGTCAGCGGCGTAGGATCAAGATCAGGCTCTTGTAGCGTCGGAGCCGTCAGGAACCCCGAGAGATCAGGCAACCGCAGATCCGCCAGAAGCAGCTTCATCGAGCGGCCTCCAAACACATCCTGCGCGTGCCCCAGAGTCGAGTTGATGGATTGATTCCCCTCCCGTTCATCCGACCAATCCAGCACCCCACCCAGTGACGTGCGGTAGTAGGCCTTCACAAGATCGAAATCCAGCACCTTCGTGCTCAGCTTGTCGATGCGCGCATAGTCCGGGATCTTCGCCCCCCTCGGGACCCCACGGATACCCCCCTCATTCACCGTCCAAAGGTCCTGCGCTATAGCCACCACCCGGTAAAGATCGGTGACATTCCGGCGAGCATAGACAGACTGCTTCAAAATCTTGTCCCCCTCCAGATACGCCTTCACCACCGCGCCGATTCGGGCAAAATCATCACGCCGCCGCAGCCCCGCCACCAGCTCCAAAAACTCTTCTCGCTGCGCCCCTTGGCGCTCACGCCGTTCCAGCCGCTCCCGCTGGAGACACTGCTCCAGAGTAGCCCCAGGCATCGGAATAAACAGCTTCTTCTTCGTGATCGGGTCATAGGTGATGATGGTGTAATCCTCATCCCGTGGGCAGGAGCATTTCTTCCAGTCATCCTGACCGCACGTGCACTTGATTCCTCGCTTCAGTCTCTTGAATACGCTCATAATGTTGTCGATTGAGTTTCCGGCTACCGTTTAGGCTACCATTTCAAAAGCTAAATCGCAACTATTTAGTCACGAATTAAATCGGGTAATTCGGGCGATATCCCCACCGATCGAACACCATCAAACACGCGCCAGCCCTTATAAATCAAGCCCTCAGACGCGAAAAGGCCCGCCATGATCTCATCATGACGGGCCTTAAGAAAGTGGCTCCTGAGGTAGGGATCGAACCTACGACCTAGTGGTTAACAGGAGCGGGGGCTTGCCTCGCGGATGGTTGATTTTATGGGGGTGATGGAACAATCACAAGCCCCACCTAATGCGCCTTCGCCATCGGTAGTGTCTTCCGGTAGCCGGGGAGGCTGAGTTTGATGCCGTCGGTGAAGGTTTCGGCTTTACGGCGGTTGGGGTGGTCGAAGGAGAGGACGCGGTCGCGGTCGGTGTCGCGGGCGAGTTCGCTGACGAACTGGGGCATGATGTGGCTGGTGACCCAGCGGCCTCGGGCGGCGGGGTCGGTGAGGGCTCGGCCTTCGTCGGCGAAGGTGCGGACGAAGGGGACTTTCTCATAGAGCCCGTGAGCGGCGGCTCCGATGCCTTCGCCTAGGCCCTTCTCGCCGCCGTGCTTGGCCTTGGCGTGCATCACTCGGGCCACGGTGGCGGCGAACTGCATGGTGTCGAAGATCGGGGCATGGGTGGCGGCGTGGGGTAGGTCGGTGTCGCCGATACGGATGGTGTCCGGTGGGACATCACCGACTTTGCGCTTCTCGTGCTCTTGATAAAAGCCCCCCGCGTTTTGGGGATGAAGGAAGAAGTAGGTGATGGCCAGCGCGCCGACGCTGCCGTGCTTCAGGTGCCGCATGACGGCCTCGGCTTCGGCGGGTGGCAGGTTCTTCAGGTCGCGACCGATGGCTTTGTTGAACAAGAGCCGCACGCCGCCGGTGGGCAGGCCGAGGGCTGTGTTGAAGGCGGTATCAAGCACGATGTTGGTCGGCACTTTCACAATGGGTAGCTCAGTGCGGAGGATGCGGGCAAGGGCTTTGCCTAGCATGGGGAAGTTTTTGGAGCTGTCCAGCATGTTCACTCCAGCGTTCCACCATTCGGAGATGACATTCTTGTTCTGGAAGATGGCGCGCTCGGCGTCTTCGAGGGCGGCCTGCCGAATCTTCGTGAGCAAGGCGGGATCGCTGGAGGGATCGCGACCGGCGGCGCGCTCGGCACGGATGCGCTTGGCTTCGGAGAGGTGGAACTCGAAGGTGAAGGCGGGGAGCTTCAGCGCGGGGTGGAGGTTGGTGGGGTATTGGATCAGGCGCTCGGCGGTCTTCACCATGGGATTCTGAAAGCCTGACTCGGCCATGCTGTGGCCTCCGGCCTCACCGTAGGCGCTCTGAAGGTCGTTCTCGCCGGTCTTGAGCACGCGGGCAAAGTTGCGCTTGGTGGACTCGACAGCCTTACCGGCGGCTGTGCGCATGTCTTCGAAGGAGAGCCCACCTTCACGCGGGGCGTGCTTGGCGATGTCGGGGAGAAGCTTGGACCACACACCGCCGATGATCTCATGCGGGAGTGTGAGGAGGATGCGGGTGGCGGCGGCAGCGGTCAGCTTGCCGATGATGGTGTAGCCCATCAGGATGTAAGCACGGCGGATGAGCTGGACGGAGTTCAGTGTCTTCACCCAGTCCGGTGCGTATTTCAGCTCTAGGTGTTCGATGGCCTTCTTGAGGGCTTTCTTGCGGGCGTTGAGTTCATCGAGAGCGCGGGTGTTGGCGGCGTCGAGTTCGCGCTTCACTTTGGCGATGCGCTCGGGGATTTTACCTCTGGCGACTTCGCGTTCCTGTGCGGTGATGAGGTCGGCTTGCTTCGCCAGAGCTTTGGCGCGGGCCTTTTGGTAGGCGGCTTCGCGCCGGGAGATCTCCACGGGGGTCTGGGCGCGGACATCACGGAGGGCGCGGAGCGTTTCGCGCGCGGCGGTGATGGCGGGTGTGTCGGGAATTTCAGGCAGTCCCGGCGTGCCGGACACGGAGCCGGAGGCGATGTCGCGCTCACGCTCGATGGCGTTCGTCAGTGCCTGCAGGGTCTTCGCGCTGCGCATGGCGGGATCTGCGGCGAGCTGGCGGCGGAGTTCTGAGAGGCGACGGACGCGGGATTCCAGCTCTGGGACGATGGGGCGGGTGCCTGCGGTGGGCTTGGTGCTGCGTCCGGTGGCGAGTTGCTCGGTGGCCTCGGCGATGCGCTGGTCGAGCTGGTCCATGGCGGACTGGAGCTTGGCGGCGCGGGTGCGAGGATCGGCTTGGTTCAGCTTCTGGTAGGCATCACGGGCGGCCTCGCGGGCGGCCAAGGCTTCATCGAGTGCGGCGGAGACGGGGCCTTGCTTCTTCAGGCGGGGGCCGAAGTCTTGCAATGCGGAGCGGCGGGCGTAGGACTCGGCGGCACGCTCGGCAGCGCGCACGGCGGCGGCTTCGACGGTGTCGGAGGTCTTCGGTTCGTTGAGGGCTTTGGCTTCGGCCTTGAGGTCTGAGAGTTCCTTGCGCAGCGCGGTGATGGCGGGGTCGTCTTTGAAGACTCCCCTCACCTGCTCGCGGTAAGGGAGCAGGCCGTTGATGACTTTCTCGGTAGTCTCGATCTGGTTCTTCAGTGCGCTGATGACGGCCGAGCGGGCGCTGGCGAGCTGGGTCTCGGTGTTGATTGGCTGGTAGCCGAGCTTGCGCTTGAGGTCGGCGACTTCTTGGCGGAGGCGACGGGTCTCGGCGCTGGGGGCGTCGCGCTGGCCGCCGCTCTTGAGGAGTTCGAGCTTCTCTTCGAGTCGCTGGAGCTTGACGCGCTCTGAGGCTTGGGCGCGGACATCACGGAAGTATTTCTTGATCTCGGCGGGATCGGGGGCGTGCTGGCGTCCGTAGTCGGTCCATGCCTCGCGGACTTCGCGGGTGTCGAGGTCGCGTCCGTGGATCTGGTCTAGGGAGCTTTTGACTTGGGTGGTGAGTTCCGCCTCGGTGGGGTGGATTCCCTGCTCGAAGGCCTCGCGCAGATGCGCTTGTGCCAGCGCTGCTGCGGTGCTGCGGTCGATGGTCCCGTCTGTCGGTGCTGTGGATTCATCAATGATCTTCTGTGCGCTGTGTTCGTAGGCGTCTTTCGCGAGCACGTCCTCGGCGATGACGTTGGCTGAGTCGAGAATGGCGTCCCAGTGAGGCTCGGTGCGTCCGTTGAATTCCTTGCGGAACATCTCGCGGACTTCTGCCGGGGTCTTGCCTTCGAGGAGGTGACCGGCGGCGTATTCGCCGTAGGCCTTGACATCAATGGGGCGGGCCTTGGCGGGACCAGAGGTGAAGGGATCGGTGGCGAAGTGCATCGCGCCGAGCTTCTGGAGATACTTCATCAGAGCCTCCTCGGTCGCGGTCTTGGCCTGCTGCCAGAGGGCTTGGATGTGGGGCTTGATCCAGTCGCCGAACTTCTTCACCGTGCGGACGGCGAATTCGGCGATGGTCTTGCAATCGCGGGCGACGGTGCGCAGTGCCCGTGCCGCGCTCATAGCGAGGAAGGGGTCTGAGTAGAGGCGTGGCTCGGTGTAGGGCTTGAAGGTGGCCCTCTGCGCGGGTGGCTTTACCGGGGCGGAGGCACCTCGAACATCTGACGAGGAAGCCCCGTCAACGCTGCGAGCTGATCCTTCTGCTGATCCTCGGGTAGGCTCTGATCGACTTTCGATCCCGCCTCGCCCAGAAGCTTCGCTTGCTCTTCCGCTGTCAACTTGTTCCAGGACTCTTCGGACATGGGGGAATATATCATTGATTTCCTCTGGGGTCAACCTGAGGTATTTGCCGAGGACACCGAAGTTTTCCTTGGGGAGTTCGCCGTAGTGGGCGACGATTTGTTCCACGGCACGGGGGAAGTCCTCAATGGGCTCCATCGCGGCCTTGATGCTCTTCCGCCACTCAGGGAGCCATCCCTTCATCAGGGAGGGGTTCGCGGCGAGCTTGGCACGGGCCTTGTAGGCACCCGTGCTGCGAATCTTCTCCATGCAAGCCTTGAACTCGGGCGTGCTGGGGCGGACGCTGGAGAAGTAATTCTTGGATTTCTCCAAGAACATGTAATCAAGCCAGTGTGCCGTCTCATGCACGGCGGTCGATTCTGTTAGGTAGTCACTGAGGCGGATCTTCCCTTCGCGGAGGAACTGCCCTGCTCCGTCCTTCTTGATCGCGGTAATGAGGTCGGTCGGTAATCCCTCGGCTGGCAATTTGATCCCGAAGACCTTCTCCATGGCGCGGAGGCCGGTGGCGGCGCGGGCGCTGACTTCCGGCGGGAGGGGGCCGAGATCGAGCGCATGGTGCGTGCCTGCCTCGCCGCTGGTAGTGGCGGTGGAGGCAGCATCGGCTTCGGTGGCGTGGCGGAAGGGGTCCGCTTCGTTGGCCTTCTCGGCTTCCAGCGCCTGCTGATAGGCATGCTCGTAGGCCTGCTGGCGGGCGGTGGATTCGCTGGCGTGCTCAGAGAGGAGGCGCTCGCCCACGAGGTGCTCTTCCATGCCGATGTCGGCGGCGGCTTCGTGGAGGCTCTGGCCGGATTCGGAGAAGACTTTCTTGTCGAGATACTTGCGCAGCTCGGAGCCGGGTGGGGCGGTCTCGAGCCAGTTCCACTCGCCGAGGCGCTTCCAGTCGGCGGGGGGTGGCTGGAGTTTCTTGGCCTCCAGGTGCTCAATGGCGGTGCCGCCGTGGCGGAGATCGGAGACGATGGCGTCTGCGGACTCGGTGGCGTAGTCGTGGGCGCGCTGCTCGGCGGGGCTGCGGGCCTCGCGGCGGGCCTTGGGAGCGGGGGCGGTCTTCTCGGCGGGGGTGAAGGTGGTGTTCCCCTCCTCCAGCATGTAGCGGAGGCTTTTCGAGCGGGCGATGAAGTCCTTTACCTTGGCGCCGCGTGGCTTGGCTTTGGCGGCGATGCCGATGCTGACGACGGGGTTGTAGGTGCGGCCTTTCTTCAGGCTCTCCAGCTCGGCGGTGAGGCGGGCGATGGTCTCTGCCTCTTTGCCTAATGGCTTGTCTGCTAGCTCGATGAGGGCGCGCTGCTCGGGTGCGGTGAGGGCTGCGCCTTTGGCGTTCTCGGCATCGGCGAGGATGCTGGAGAGGGGCGGGAGTTCATCGGGGAAGGCGGTGCCTGTGGACTGGCGGGCGCGCATGGCGCGGGCGGCATCGGCTCCGCCCTTGCGGTTGATGTCGCCGATGCGCTTGATCTCGTCGAGCCAGCCTTCGGGCTTGGACTGGAGGAGCTGGCGCTCGTAGTCCTGCATGACGAAGGTGTCGGTGTCGGTGTAGGTCTGGGTGGGGTCGGTCTCGAGCTGGCGGAGTCGGCCCGGGGCGTAGCCGGGGTCCTTCATCCGCGAGGCCGCTTCCCCCCGGACGAGGGCATGCGGGCGCGTGGAGGTGGCTGCTGGCTCGGGGAGGCCGTAGATTTTGAAGCGCGCCTCCACCTGGGCATTGGCCATGCTGCCGGGCTCGGAGGTGGGCGGCGTGGCTGGGGAGGGCGGCGGGGCGGGGGCGGGCTCATGAGGCTCCGGGGCGAAGGGGTCGAGAGGGGGCTCGGCAGTTGTAAAGGATTTCTTTACAACTGGAGTGATTTGCAGCTCCGGCGGCGGCGCTGGGATAGGCTCCGCCGCGGTCGGCGTGGGCGGCGCGGCGGGGATAGGCTCTGGCGCGGTTGGGATAGGCTCCGGCGCGGTCGGAGGCTCGGTGATGGGGGCCTCGGGCGCGGGGGTGGTGCTGGGGGCGCTGGGCGCGGGGGCCTCCTCGGCCTTGCTGCGCAGGGTCTTGAGCTGCTTGTAGGCCTTCCCACCGCCGTGCATGGCGGCGTGGAGGGCGAGGAACTGCAAGGCGGTATCGCCGATCTCAGAGAGGCCCGCGTCGGGGTTAGACTTCAGGGCGAAGGCCGTCGCGGCGGCGCTGGTCTTGGCCACGCTCTTCAGCAAAGCCTGGGTGGCGGTCGTCTTGACGGCGGCTCGCCCGATGGCGGCGGCTTCCCCTGCGCCGATGAACAGGGCCGGATCGAAGATGCCCGCGGCGCGCTCGTAGGTGCCTGCTCCCCATTGCTGGTCGATATGCCGTGCGCCTTCGGAGCTGGCCGCGCGCTTCAGGTCGTCTTCCAGCGCGCTCTGTCGGGCGGTCTTGGTGATGCGGCCCGTGAAGGCACCCCATGCTTCTTCATCGCCGCCGGAGGAGACGTAGCGGGCCAGCGCGGCGAGGGTCTCGGGGTGGTTGAGCGCGTTGTCATTGTGCACGCGCTCGGCGAAGCCGGACTCGGCCCCGTTCCGGCTGTCCCGGGCGGCGGCGATGGCGTCAAAGTGCGCCTGCATCTTCGCGCTGAAGTCGGCGGGATCAGAGCCCTGATGCGCGCCGGAGTCGAGGTAGGTCTTCAGCTCTCCGAGCTTGGCGCGGAGCTTGTAGCCGCTGGGCTGGAGGTAGTTGTCCTTCAGGTTCAGGGGCAGATTCTTCCAGCCGACGGCGTTATTCACCACGGCAGAGGCGATGGCGTCGGTATCCTTGGTGAATGGGGTGGTGAACTCACTGATGTGGGCCTTGCCCGCCGCGCCCGCTGCTATCGGTCCCGCTAAGAATGCTGTGGCAGGCGAGGTGAACTCACTGATGAGGGCCTTGCCCGCCGCGCCCACGTCTCCGAGGAAGTGGCCTGCGCCGCTCACGAGGTCGCCCGCCTTGCGGGTGGTGAAGCCGATCATGCCCTCTTGGGTGAGGTGGGAGCGGGCGCGTTCAGCCATGCCGCGCCAGCTCCGGTAGGCCTCGGGGGTGCCCCAGTGGGGGTCGTTCTGCTCTGCCCAGAGGCGCGTGGCTTCGATGGCTTTGTTCGCCGTTTGGATGCGCTCTTCGTGGCCGAGCTGCTTAAAGCGGGCATCCTCGAAGAGTCCGGGCAAGTGCGCGGGATCGAGCGGCGCCGGGGGCTCCTCCTCGGCGCTGCCGCTGCTGCTGGGCGCGGGGGCAGAGAAAGGGTCCTGCTCCTCTGGCGCGGGTGAGCCGACCGCCTCCGGGGCTTCCGGGGGCGTGTCAGGAGCCGCCGGGGCTCCCATGTAGAGGAAGGGGTCTTCCGGGGCGGCGCTGGCGCTGGTGGTGTCCATGTTTATTTACGGAAAAGTCCAGCGTAGGGGTCAGCGGGAGCACCTGCTCCATTGGCGGCGGCGGGAGCGCCTGCGGAGACTAGTCGGGCCCCGGGCGCGGCCTGTGGGGCGGCCTGCGGGGCGGAGCCGTTCCCGGGGAGGGCGGCATAGTGGAGACGGGCCCGTGCTTCCAGCTCCGCTTTCACGGCGGGGTCTTGCGTGCCCTCCGCCTGCTTGGAGAAGTGCTTGAACATCTCAATGTGTTGCTGCGGGGTCAGCGTGGCAGGCGCGGGCTTCTCGGCGGCGGGCATGTGAATGGCGGCCCCGGAGGAGGGATTGTAAGCCACCACTTGACCGGTGCTGGAGGTGAACTCCTTCGGCTTCACGTCCTTGGAGGTCTCCGCCTTCTGGCGCATGTAGAACTCGGCGTTCTTCAGGGCGAGCTTGGGGTCGGCGGTCGCCATGCTATTCATGGCGGCTTGGTGCTCCTTGGGGATGGTGCCGTTCTGGAGGAGGTTGTCGATGACCTTCGCCGCCTGCATCCGGTCGTTCTCGTGGTGGACTTGGTCATTCGCCTCCTTCACGGCAGCCATGGCTTCCTTGTGATCAAGGGACGTGCTCAGGCGCTCCATGGCGGCGGCGGCGTTGTGCCTCGCTAGCTCCAGCCGGTTCCCGCTGCGGATGTCTTCGAGTTCCCGGGTGGCGGCGATCTTCTTGTCTTCCGATTGCTGCTTCGCCAGCGCCACATTCGCCTCATGCGTGGCCACGGCTTCGGCGTGCTTCTGCGCCTCCGTGCGCGCCAGTGCCTGCTGGGGCGTTTGGTGCATGAGGGCGTGATTGCTCAGCACCTGCTGCCGCGTGGCGATCTTCTCCTCGATGCTCGGCGTCTTTCGCCCGAGGGCGGCGAGGTCCTGCCCGGTGCGCTGACCCCAGTTGTTCGCTTGGCTGGGGGCGTCTCCGGCACGCTTGGCGCGGTCCAGATGGGCCGCGAGCCGGGACTGGACCTCACTCATGGGCATCCCGCGATCGATGGCAGCTTTCATCTGCCCCTTGAGGGTGGAGCGCTGCCCGGCATCGAGGTCATTCGCGGTGTCGATCTGGTTCGCCAGATCGTCATGGCTCATGACCACCGGCTTCACGGGGGTGTCCGTGGGGCTGCTGGCGGCGGGAGCGGGGCTGTAGGCGGCGGCGGCTCCGACGCTGTAGCCGCTGCCATGCTGGTTCGGCTTCAGCTCCAGCACGCCGGAGGAGGGGGAGACAAGATCCGGCGGCAGAGCGGGCGCGGCCTGCGGGGTGTAGCCGGGCGGGGCCAGCCCCTCACTAGGGGCGGTCTCCGGCGGTGGCGCGTAGCTGGATTGGCCACTGAAGCCACTCGGCGGGGGCTCCGGCGCGGGCTGCTGCGGGGCGAGGGGCTCGGCGGCTGGGGGCGCGGCCTGCTGACTGAAGCCGCTAGGCTCGGGGGCAGGGATGACCTGCCCGGGCTCGGAGGTCTCATAGACGCCGGGGGAGCCGTCCCCGATGGGCTTGAGATGCCCGTCCCATGTGAGGAACTGTTCGGAACCGCGCTCGTTGGCGAAGAAGGGGGTGTCCACACCGGGGAATCCGCCCTCCGCGAAGGCTTCCAGCTTGGAGGCTCCGTTGTCGGTATCGCCGAAGCCCTTGGCATGATTCCCCCACCAGTCGGCACCCCCGGGGGCCATGCCTTGGGGCTTGTCTGGCTGCAACTCCCCGGGCTTGTAGCCGAAGCGGGTGTCGTTATCGGTTTGCCTTCCGCCATGCCCGCCGCCATGCCCCCCGCCCATGCCGAAGCCACCCCCGCCACCGCCATGACCGCCGCCCCCGCCGTAGGGGGTGAAGGTGGTGTTCATGGAGTAGTTCAGCCCGGTAGGGCTACCTTTCAGCCGGGGGTATTTCACCAACTGATGGCCGACGCCCCACACTTCTGACATGGAGGCCGAGCCGGGGCCACTCACTCGCGCCCCGCCACCTGCTGCGCCGCCGCCGCCGAACATGAGTCCGTCTGCCCGAGGGCTCTGGGGTGGCCCCATGGGGGCTCCGCCCGCCCATGTCCCGCCGCCCAGAGCAGGGCCGGTCAGACTCGGATCACCGCCGATGCGGGGGGCGTTCGAGAGGGGTCGGAATTGGGCGTTCGGATCGACGCTGGAGAAGTTCATGGCGTTTGGGCAAGGACGTGGTTTTTTAGCCTCCCGGAGGGCAGATGCCAAGCGCTGGCCTGCAAAGCGGCGGCAACGGGCAGGAAAGGGAAGAATTCATTCAGGCGGCTCTCGGGGGAGCAGCTCAGGAGGCGGACACTGTGCCGCCGGAGCAGGGGCCGCAGATCCCGCAGCCACGCAAGCTGCTGGCCATGCAGCCGGGCGTTGTAGCGGCGCTGCTCCTCCGTGAGCGTCTGGGTGGGGTCGGCGTAGTCCCCGCGCGCGTGGCTGAGGTCGCAGCCGAGCAGGTGGAGGGTTTCGCACCCGAGCCACACGGCGAGCTGGATGGCGCAGCCGAGCGTGTGATGCAGCCACGTGAACCGCTGATCCGCCTGCACGGGGAGAAAGGGGACGCCCTCGGCCACGTCCATAAAGTGGGCGCTGGGGGTGTCCTTCAGCTCGCCGAGCGGGGTCTCGATCGCGCTGTAGTTGCCACGGTAGATCTTCGGGAAGGACTCCGCCAGCAGGGCGCGGTCGTAGCAGTCCGGCTCGTCCATGCCGATCCAGATGTCGGGCCGGATGGCAGGGTAGGTGTTGTTCAGACCGATCACCACGCGCCCGGGGCCGCTGAGCTGGAGATGGGCCGCCGCCGCCAGTGAGGGACCGCCGCAGACGATGTAGGCATCCTGCCCCCGCTGCGCGCCGAACAAGGCGGCACGCTCCCAGAGGTCAAAAGTGTGCTTCCAGATCGCCATCTAGTGCGCCTGCCCCCAGAATCTTTTGGCCCGCTCCATCTCCGCGCCGGTCTTCTCCGGCATCTCCCACTCGCCGAAGCCCTTGCGGATGCCGAGGAGCAGCTCGGAGCGTCCGCACGCGCTGCGGAAGCGCAGCGGCACGCCGATCACGGCGGCGAGGAACTTCGCGGAAGCCGCCTCCCCGGCGCGGACGAGCTCGAAGAACATCGGCCGGGAGGCCTCCATGCAGGCAAAGGCATAGATGCCCGCCTCAGTCTGCACGATGGAGTCTTTGGGCCCCATCGGGCCGGTGGGGCCGGTGGGCCCCGGCACGGTGGAGTCTGCCCCCGGGCTGCCCGCCGGTCCGGTGGGCCCGGGCACGGTGGAGTCTGCCCCAGGAGCCCCCGCAGGCCCGGTGACGGAGATTCCCGGGGGTCCGGTGATGGACATCCCCGCCGGTCCGGTGGGGCCTACCGGGCCGGTATAGCCCGCATCACTCCCCGGTGGCCCAGTGGGTCCGGTGATGGACATCCCCGCCGGTCCGGTGGGGCCTACCGGGCCGGTATAGCCCGCATCACTCCCCGGTGGCCCAGTGGGTCCGGGCACCGTGGAGGCCGGACCCGTAGGCCCCGGCACGGTGGAGTCTGCCCCCGGGCTGCCCGCCGGTCCGGTGGGCCCGGGCACGGTGGAGGCCGCGCCCGTAGGCCCCGTCTTACCGGCCACGGTGGTGCCGGGGAGCGTGCCCAGACCACGGCGTGAGTCCTCCTTGGGCGGCTGCGTGAGCACCCCGCCTTTCAGCACCAGACCTTGACGGGCGATGCTCATGCCTTCACGCGGTAGCCGCGCACTTCATCCATGAAGAAGCGACCAATCTCCTGCCCGCCCGCCCCTGCAAAGACGAAGCAGCTTCGCTTCTGCGGCACGTCCACGGGGGTGGGGGTGGTGGTGGTGGAGGAGTAGGGATCAGCGTAAGGATTCTCAAAATCAATCACCAGCTCCATGTCGTCCTGCTGGACGATGTCCTCATGGGTGGGGCTCGCTGTGACGCCGGGGACTTCGACGGAGTCGCCCTGAATGTAATCGATGATGTAGGTGCACGGGAAAGCCATAGGTCAGACGCGGAGTTTGAGGAGTTTGGTTTGGCGGGGTGGAAAGACGGTGTGTTCCTCGTAGTGGTAAAAGGCCCCATTCATGGCAACCGGCGGCCCCGGGATCACGTGGGGTCGGCGCTGGGGGAAGTTCGTGGCAGGCACGGGCATGGTGTCGGCTGCGCTGGCCCCCACGGTGCCCATGTAGCGGCTGCACGGCACCCGCACGCGCTTGTGCAGGCAGACGAAGCGCTCGGCGCTCTGGGCCACATCCCAGCGCACCTCCTGCGGCTGCGGGGTGCTGAGGCATTTCTTGGAGAAATCAAAGGGCTTGTCACTGAAAAAATGCCTGATGCGCACCTTGGTCGGGCAGGAAAGGGCCTCACGGTATTTCCGCACCGACATCAGGCGCGGCATGTAGGCGCTACCTCCATTCATGTCCGTGAACTGATGGGGGGCGCTCCAGTCGCGCACGAAGCGCAGTTTGTGTAGCTCCGCGTCCCACGGGTAGTCTCGGATGTCCCACTCCTCTTTCCACCACGGGCCCCCCAGTCCCATGGGATCGCTGCGCATTTTGTCCGTGAAATCGGGGCGGAAGGTGTAGCGCTGGAGGGTGCCCTGCGTGCCGCCCACGGTGTCCAAGCTCACGAGCTTGTAGTCGCCCCACTTCCCCGCTCCGGTTTGGTCGATCTGGTGGACGTGCTTGAACGCCGTGCCCAGCGCGGGCGCGCCATTCACGAGGATGACGTTCGTGTCGCTGTAGGCATAGACTGTGCCGAGGGCGACATCGGGCATCACGCTTTCATAGTGGGCATTCATGAGGAGAAAATCGAAGCGGGGCTGGGCTTAGCTCTGCGGCCAGTGGGGAAACGGGCTGACAACGGGACCCCCTGAGCCTCACGGCGGCAGGCCACTGGCCGCAGAGCTAAGCCCAGAACTTCCACCACGGGCGGGTAGTGGAGGCGAGCTGGGAGAGAGGTTGGACGGAACGGAAATAATGGCGGTCGGCCATCTGGCCGGGATAGATGACGTAGCGGACAGATTTATCATCCGTGCCGCCATGGATAGGGCTCCACGGGATGCCGAGCGCCTTGGCGGTGGCGACGCTCATCTCGCCGATCTTCCGGCGCGGGCCGACATCGCCGACAACGACGTTGATGCGGCGGCCCTTGTATTCCACGAAGCCCTGGCAGCCGATGACACGGCTCTGCACGGCGGCGATGATCTGGGGAGGGACCACGATGTAGCGGTCGATGTCGGCATTCAGCGGCTCGCCCTCGATGTGGAGGCTGGTGTCCGGCTGCGCGTAAGGGTCGCCGTGGAGCGGGCCGCAGCCATCGGTATCAATGGCCGCATCATCCGTCCACGCCACGGCTCCGCCCGCCAAGGCCCACACTTCGCAGTTATCCACCACCGTGAGGAGTTTGATCTCGGGCTTAGTCATCGGTGTGCTCCATGGGGTTGTATTCCCAGACCTCCGCCGTGCCTTCGCCCTGACCTGCCGACCACGCCGGGCAGAAGACGCCGACAAACCAGAGGAACGGCACCAAGAAGGTGACGATGCCGAGGGTGATGAGGCCGTAGCCGAGGAGGCGTTGTGCATTCATCTCTCAGTCCAAGGTTTCCCCATCCGTGACCGGGATCGCGGCGGGGGTGATGGGTTTCTCTGCCACCACGGCGGCAGCCCGGGAGAGCACCGCCTCGCCAGCGGCAAGCACCACGGCAGACAGGAAGCCCCCGAGGGCCAGCACGGCGCTCTCGCCGCTGCTGCCAAGCTGCGCCAGCGTGTCATGAGAGACGCCATTGAGGGAGGCAAACTGCTGGAGCAGGGCCAGCTTCCCCGCGAGGTAGGCGCTCATGCTCGCAGCCATGACCGAGCCGAGGGTCAGCGCCTTCCGCAGCAGCCAGCCGTGGAAGGTGCCGATGCCGAGGAGGAGAGCGCGTTTGGTGAGGGTGTTCATTCTTGCAGTTTTAAGTGGTTCAGTTTTCAGTGTTCAGGCTCACGCCTTGGAGGATGGCGGCGAGCTGGGGGCCACTCACGCGGACCGGCTCCGGCTTGCCGTAGTGGGCATGAAAGGCAGCCTTGATCCGGCTCCAGAGACTCGGCGGGCGCTCTGGAGCTACGGTTTTGGGTAGATACCAATCCCAGCGGGCGCGAGGGGTTGGGGGCCCGCAGGCGCGGACGAGTAGGGCGGCAGCGGGGCCAAGCCCGGAGCGGGCGGCGGCGCGAGCTTCCGGCCTACCAGCGCCGCAGACGCGGCATCCAGCGCCGTGTCCACGGCTTCATCCGCCACCTTCTCGAGCTGTGCCCCGATGGGCATCAGCACTGGCACGGCCACGATCCCGGCATCGATGCCGTATTTGATCAGCGCATGGGCGACCCCCTTGCAGATGCCGAGGATAGGCGCGAGGAGATCAGCGGCATGGAAGTGCTTCTCCGCTCCGGTGGCGTCCGGCATGGCGACTTGTGCCTGGGCGACAACACCCGTGACGATGGCCACGCCTGCGGGGGTTTGGAAATACCCGATGGCGCGTTCGAAATCAGCTTTCAAGGTGGCAAAGAGGTTCATAGTCATTCCGGGTCTTCTTGGGTTTTGATGGGGTTGATCATCCAGTCTTCACGCAGGACATCGGCAGCGGAGGGGCTCCATGCTTGAATGCCCTCGTCCGTGGTGAGGACGAGATGCGGGAAGCGCGTGACCACGCCCTCACCGGAGGGCTCGAAAAGGTGCAACGGCACGAAGCTATCCAGCACCGCGTGCGGATCACTCGCGTCATAGGCCCCGGCCACTACGGACACGCTGCCGCTGAGCCCCGTGTGTGTGGCAGAGCCGCCGTGTTTCATGATCTCCAGCGCTTCGCCGAAGGGTTGATGGGTGAGGAGGTAGGTTGTTGTCATGGGAAAATGGAAAAGGTCGCGCTCGGCCCGCCCTCGATGATCTGGCGGGCCTCGTTCGCCTCGCCGATGAATCCGAAGTGGTTGAAGCGCACCGTGCAGCCAGCGAGGAGGAAGACGAAGACCATGGACAGGATGAAAATCAGCGCCACCGCCAGCGGGTCCACCGCCTGCCGCGCAAAGCCCAGAAAGGCCACCGCGATGAAGAACAGCACCACGAACACCTTGGCGATGAGGAGGGAGATCATGGTTCCCCTCCCGGCGAGGATTCGGAAGAGTTCCGCAGTTTTCGGGATTTTTCGGAAAGCACGGTGTAATGGGAATCAATGGCAAAGCTCCCGCGCCCATCCCGGCGCGCCGGTGGGGGGTTGATGAGCCCGGCTTGAATCCAGTTCGTCACCGTGTGGGAGCTGACCCCCTCCCGGGCAGCTACCTCTTCCGTGGTCAGGTAATCCCGGCCAGACGGCGGGGCTTCCTTGGCGGTGTTGATGGATATGCTGTTCGTGTTCGTGCTGCCCATGGGGCGCAGGTCAGCCGCGGCAAGGCCCGCCTTGGTCTCCAGAATGTGCAAGCGCCGGTCCTGCAGGCCGATCACCCACTCATGGTGAGTCACGGTCTCCCGCATGTTCCACAGCGTGAGCACCGTGGCCCCGGCCACGATGGGGCCGATCCACAGCAGGAACTTGAAGAGCATCGTATGCACGGCGCCCATGGTGATGACAGCAGAATCGTCGAGTGGTTCGATGCTCATGGAATGAATTTAGGCGGACGGGAGAGGTGAGAGATCCACAAGCAGCCCGAGCTTCACGAGTTCCTCGCGTGTCATGGCTTGTTTCTTGAAGAGATCGGGGAAGGCATCCCACACGACGAGCTGTTGTCCGCGCTTCGCCTCGATGAAGGTAGCGAGGTTCGTGTTCGTATCGGCAGGCAACGCGCCATCGTTGATCCATGGTTGGAGAACGTCCGCGATGCCGTCGAGTTCAGCCTGTTCGTGGACTTGGATGGCGAAGTCATCCACCACAGCCAGCCATGCGGTTCCATCGAGACAAGTGATGATTTCAAACATCTCTTGCGTGTCTTCCGGAGCCCGCTCTGAGCTAGGACATGCCAAACTCCATAGCGCCCCACTTAGACGCGTAGCAACGTCCGAACCAGATGTTTGCACATAGCGAATCATGATACGTGAAAGAAGCTCTTCAAATTTGCAACAACGGTGTCAGCTAGAGTTGCCCCGATATCGGCGATCCAAAAACCAGACGCGTAGAACTGGCTATTTGCAGGCCACCTCGCAGCACCGAGGCCAATTCCAATGCGGATCGATGTGATCGTGCGCGCCACGGACGCATTCGCATTAGTGGCCACAGTCGCGCCATTCGTGAGACGCGCTGCACTACTAATATTGCCAACCATCGCCTGAACGGACGATGAGGTTCCGATTATCGAGGTCGTAGTCCCAGGCTTTCCCCAGAAGCCAAGATGATTACTGTAATCAACTAAGTAAGACTCAGCCGCTCCTGAATCGATCAGATTAAGCGTAATCATATAATAGCCTGTGCTCTTCTGCACAGAGAAGCCACTCCACGCATTCAACCCGAAGCTCTGACTTACGTTGTAAACGTTGCTTGTAAGGGCTGCTTTGCTGTAGGCATACATTATGCCGTTTGCATCGAAGGCACCGTAGGGCTGCTTTGCCGCCGGAGATGCCAAGACTACGCCAGTGATCTGGCCATAAATCTTAGAGAACGTCCATTCATGAGCCCCCACCAAGGCCGTTACTTGTGACTGAGTAACGAGCCCAGTTACTCCGGGTGTCAGGTCATATTCGAGATCTGTCGTTGTGTCTCGGATGCGACAAATAGGACCTATGAAAGACGTAACCAATTTCGCCGAAACCGAGTAAATGTCATAAAGGTTAGCCATTGCCGCATCCAACGGACCCACAAACGATGCGCCAGCCTTCTGCGCATAGCTAATACCTAGACCTGTGCCGATGGCGATCACTGGAGAGCGATGAGATAGGTGGCAGTGGTGCCGGAGGTGTTGATAAGGGTGGCGACGATGGGCAGGATGGTGCCCACGGGGACGGCCTTGAAGATGACGGTCGTGCCGCCGATCACGGCGCTCACGTCCCCCGCCCCGCCTACGTAGATGCCGCGTGAGGGGTCGGTGAGAGCGGTGCCGGGAGTGACGGTCTGTGCGGCCACTGCCGGGCCGGAGGGCGGAACTGTGCTGCCGTCCGCAGAGACAGCGGAGACTTTGAGCGACTCACCCGGCTCGGTGACGACGTAGGTTTTACCTTTGGGAGTAACGAAGGTGGACATAGACGGGAAGGAGTTAGAACCACGTGCCGTGGCGGAAATACTTCTGGAGGGTGGTGGTGGGTGCCATGTGGGAGAGCTGCGCCCATGCCTGGTCGCGGAACTCCATGGCATCCGTATGGCTGGCGCTGCTCTGCTCGCTCTGGAGCTTCATGTCCTGCCAGTAGGCAATCGCCTTCTGCTGGATGGCATTGGAGAGGATGCCGGAGACCTTCTGCACGGCCCATGTGGCGGCGTCGGTGAGAGCGACGCCGGTATTCGCCACGAGCGCGCGGAAGCAATCTCCGCTGGCGGGATCGTAAACGACGGCATCCACTGGGTAAGCCGTGGTGGGGGAGTAAGCGATGCTGCTGAACCTCGGAGGCTGGGCGATGTAGAGGCAGTAGAGCCCATCCTGCGGCAGCTCGGGGTAGTAGGTGCTGCCGCTCAGCGTGAAGGTGACGGGACGAGTGACGGCATTCGCCGGGCGCGGGTCCGCTGTCCATAGGGCAAGGCGGGTGCTGTAGTCCACATCGGCGGCATCAAAGGTGCCCTCGGCGCTGAGGGTGAGGCTCTTCCCCTGCACAAGGAATGGCCAGATGACATTCGCGTTCGCCGGAAGGTAAGCCCAAGTCGTGGCGTTCGTGATGAAGATGGCGATGCGGCGCTGGTCGGCCTCGGTCCATGTGACCTCATCCGGGATCGTCTCGGGGATGAGCCCGAGCTGATAGGCCACCTGCTGGGCCATGACGCTGTAACTGACGGTCTGCGCGCTCACGCGGCGGTGCTCCCTTCTGTGCGGAGCCACTTAGGCCGCCACTTCACACCGCCAAGGGCGTGGTGCTTCTGCGGTCCGGCGGCAGTCTTGCAGACGAGCTGGGGGTTATCGCGCTTGTATTCGCGAATCCACTCGGGATCATCCCAGCACTCATAGTTTGGCGTGCCGTCCGCATCTGCGAACTTGCGCGCCCATCCGTGGTAGTCGGCAGCGGGGATGGTGAAGTCTGCCTTCACTTCGCCCTCGCCGCGGGCGGCGTAGGTGAGGTGATGGCTTGCCTCAGCGATGCGCCTCATGCGGGCGATAGTGAGGTTTCGAATCGCCTCCTCACGCCGCACGAATCGGGTCTGGAGCTTGCGAACACGTTCCTCACCAAAGGTGCGGCCAATGCTCGCCATGTAGCTATCAATCCAGTCCATAATCCGTGCAGCGTGGGGTGCGGGGTAGATTAGGCAGTAGCGCCTGCCTTGATGATGCCGTGGGCGTTCGGGGCGAGGCATTCGAGGACGATCTTCGCCTCGATGATGCCACGGCGACCGCCACCGAGATCTGGCAGCTCGCGGAAGGCGGGAGCCTTCACGGTGCCGACTTCGACCTTTTCCTTGTCCAGCGCGATGACGTGGACAGGGTTGTCGTCCACGTCGTTCGGCAGGTAGTAGTGAGTCATGAGGTCCATGTTCCCCTGGGAGGAGCTGAACCGCTTCACCTCGAAGCTGACCTCGCTGGCGTCGCTGTGGTTGAAGCGATAGACCGGCGCGTTGGTCGCGGTGGTCTTCTCGTCGGTGCGGGTGTAGCTGTCCGCACGGGCGCGCATGTCCGGGGTGCAGATGCCGAGGAGCGTGGTGCTCTTCAGGCGTGCCTTGGACACGTTCAGCAGCAGGTTCAGGAAGTCGTCCTCGCTCACGTTCGCGGCGAGCGCCTTCCCCGTGACAATGCTGGTCACCGGAGTGCGGTAGGGCGCGGCAGGGGTGGTCTGCGTGTCCGTGAAGCGGGCGTTGTCATTCGAGAGCCAGCGAGTGATGCCGCGCAGGAGCGAGGCCACGCCGGTCGCGGAGGCGACGGATTCGTTGTCCGAGAGGATGGTGGCCTCAAGGTCACGCCAGATTTCCAGCGTCTTATCGGTCACGTTGTCCATCATCGGATCAGTGACGCCGCCGTATTGCTCCATGACATCGGCTTCGTTCGAGACAGCAGGCACGCGGCGGAAGTGCTGGTAGCGACCTCCGAGCATGGTCTTGTTCGCCTGATTGTTCTCGTATTCACCGGCGGTCACGTCCGTGCCATCCACCACGCCCGTGGTGCGGGGAGCGGAGTAGGTCTTCAGCGGCCACTCGACGATGTTCGAGGTGGGCTTCGGAGCCTTCTTCATCATGGAGATGACAGGGGACTCCATCGCGATCTGCATGATGAAGGATTTGCGCACGTCACGGACGCGCTGGGCATCTGGGACATCATAATCGAAAAGTTTAGCCATAGGATTGAGAGGTAAGTGGGTCGGGTTGGGTGCGGTTTAGTGGATCAGGCCTGCCTCCATCATTTCCTCGATGCTCACGCCTCTAGCGGTGCGAGCCTTAGCCATGACTGCTTCCTTTGGATTAGGCGCATCATGAGAGGTGACGGGTGGGCGGACGATTCCGGGGACGGTGAAGACGGGTGCAGCCTCCTGAGCTTTGGTTGCTCTGGCCTCAGCGGGCTTCGTCGCGGCCTTGGCGGCTGCGAGATCGACGCGCGTGTATCTGGCCTTGCCCTGCTGCTCCTCAAGCCTCATGCGTCTGCCGCGTGCGGCGTCTGCGATGATCTGCTCGTAGTCTGGCAGGGTCCGTGGGTCGGTTGTGTGCAACTTCGCACGGAACTGGAAGTCCTCGCTCTTGCCGTCGAAGAGAGTCGGTGCCGCTTTCTTCACGGCTTCGGTGGTCTCTGCGCGGTCCTTCAGCACTTGCGCATGGGCTTTCTCGTTCTTCAGGAAATGCTTGGCGTAAGCCTTGTCATTCTCGAAGGACTGAGAGGTGCCGGTGTCGGGGTCGTAGTCTCGGTAGCTCGCGACTGTCGCCGGATCGTCAATGCGACCGATGAAATCACGGACCTTCGAGCCTTCTTCCTCGAACTTTTCTGTGGAGTCGAGATGGGCGAGCGGGGCAGATGGGGCGACTGTGGGGAGCTTCGCGGCGAGTTCGTCGGCGCGCTGCTCGGCGGCTTCTTTCTCGGCCTTCACGGCTTCGAGTTGGGCCTTGAGTTCCTTCTTCTGCGCGGCGTTCTTCGAGAGGCGTTCGCTGACCCATTTCGGGGTGCGTTCGTCCTGAAGTTTCGCTGCGACCTCTGCCTCGTCCGGGTCAGGTGCAGATGCATCTGTGTCCGTAGCGGCGGGGGTTCCGTCTGCCGTCTGCGCATCCGCAGCAGGTGCGGTGGGTGGCGGGGTGGGTTCTGCATTCCCCTTCTGGGTCCGCTGGGTCCGTGCCGATGTATTCAGCCCGAGCTCGGCCAGGAATGCCTCAGGGACAGTTCCAGCTCCGGTCTCGGCGGGTGCAATCGGCGTAGCGGCGGCTGCCGGTGCCGGGGAAACAGCATCAGCAGTCGGGGCGGGGGCAGTGCCCGCAGTAGTGGTAGGATCAGCCATAAACAAACCAGCCCGACACGGGCCGTGGGGCGATCCTGTGTCGGGCTGGAAGTTTCCGCAAAGTGCGGGGCTGGGAGTGGGGGTGGTTTGGTAATTATGGGGGGAAGGAGGAGGGAATGAGGGGGAATGTTTGGGGGGGAGACCCGTTTTCAGGGTTCAGTTTTCAGTGTTCAGAGGGGCGGGATTGGTTCTGGGCGCTTGGTTTCATACGATTTCGCGGTGCCTTCCTTGGGCTTTGAGCGTTTCGATCATTCGACGGTGTTTTGCTTCCCGGCGCTGCTCGATGCCGTCCATTGTCAATGAGTATGCCGCGAGGCCTAATAATACCGTGCCCATTCCAAGCACGCAAAGTATCCCAATTTCAATGTATTCTTTCATGGTTGTTATTTGTTCTTGGTGCTTTGTTCATTTTCTTCCTCCTCCGCCTCTTCCGGTGCTCCGAATCGGTCCCGCCACTCCTTCAGCGCTTCGCTCTTGCCTTGGCCGGTGGCGAGGAGGTGGATGACGGTGATGGCTTTCGTGGCGAGCTTCGCGCCGCCTGCGCCGAAGGACCGCTGGGAGAGGGTGGCGTCTGCCAGTTCTTCATGGCTGCGGGCGCAGCTTAGCTCGTAGTCGAGAAGCTGCATGATGGCGCGCACGGCGGGGTCTTGGCGCTTCGTGTCCAGCGCGCGGATCATCTCGGGCCATGATAGAGGCGGGGAGGGGTCGGTGAGGTTGAGGAGGGCGGGGAGCATGGTTTTCAGGGTTCAGTTTTCAGTGTTCAGAAGGCGATGTCGTCGTCATCTAGAGAGGTCGCCTTCCTCCCCTCCCCTTCTCGCTTGCTGCTCAGGAACTGCATGTCATCCACGACGACGCGGAGTTTGCTGCGCTTCTGGCCGGTGGCTTTGTCTTCCCATGTGTCTTGCTGGAGGCGGCCATCGACGAATAGGGGGTCGCCTTTGTGGACGTATTGACCGATGAGTTCGGCTTTCTTCGCCCAGGCGACGCAATCGACGTAGGTGGTTTCCTCGTTCTTGTTGCCGCTGTCGTCCTTCCAGACGCGGTTAATCGCGAGGCTGAAGTCTGCGACAGCGGAGCCTTTCGGCGTGTAGCGGACTTCGGGATCACGGGTGAGATTGCCGATGAGTTTGACGTTGTTGAGGTTGGCCATGGGAGTGATTGCGGATTGCGGATTATTGAGGGCGGGGACACAGCAACAGGTCGCTGCTCGGCGATCCTTCATCGCTGATTCGCACATTGAGAGCCATCACGGATACACATGGACTACTGAGAGTTTCCCCCGTCTCGATCCACACCTCCGTAGGCTCTCCCAGCGCGTCCGTTTCCGGCCAGTTAGCGAGATGCCGCTTGAGGGCGGCGACCGTAATGCATCCGCTTCCCGTCTCAGGCAGCAGCGGATAGCCTGCCATGATCCGGAAGCGGTTGCCGGGGTGGAGTTTGTCAATAGCTCGGCGATTCTCACCACGCTCATAACAAGCTCCATCCTGTTCGTTTTGGGGTTGATCTGGTTCCGTTGTCATATGGTGCTTTGTTCTTTGTTCCTTTGTTACTTTCTCCGCCTCACGCCGCCGCTTTCTTCGGGTCCACGCCGGTCCTTCCGATCATCGGATTCTGCTGCTGCTGCTGGATGGCGAAAGTGATCCACTTGGTCTCGTTCTGCCACTGTTCGTCGAGCTTCTGATCGCTCTGGAGGCGCATCTGGTTCGGTGGGTAGCTGAGCCAGTCCTGTAGGACCTGCTGGCGTAGCTCTGGGGCGTCGGCTTGGGTGTTCCATTGAAGCGTGATGCCGTTGAGCATATCGCTGAGGCGCTGGTTCTCATCCTTCCTGATGCGGTCCTGCGCCTGCTCGGGGCTGCTGATGGCTCCGCGCACGAGATCCGGCTGGATCATCATGAGGGCACGGCGGAGGACTTCGTCGGTGACGAGGGTGCCGTTTTGGTTCAGCGGCAGGAGCTTCATGACGGCATCGAGCCGCTTCATGGCCAGCTCAAAATCGACTGAGCCTTCATCACAGCGCACCACGATGTCGAGTTCGCCCTGAAGGTCTTCCTGCTTGATGGTCCAGTTCACGGCGACGCCGCTCACGGAGCCGAGCTGGATCTCCTCCACTTGGTTCTGGATGTTCAGGCACATCAATCCGATGATTTTCTCGTAGAACGAGCACCACTTAGCGAGCTGAACGCGGAGGCGGAGACGGGCGGCGTTTGGATCGGTGTCCTTCCCACGCATGTAGTAGCTGTCTTCCTCGGACTTCATCCATTCCAGCATCCGAATGCTGCCGCCGCTAATGTCCGGCACGCTGAGGAGCATGGTGGATGCATCCTTCAGGTATCGGCTGTTCAGGGTGATGGTGGCACCGGGGCGGAGTCCGCCGTTTGCCGACATGTCTGTGGTCTCCACGCGGGGTGGGTTCGCCCGTAGCTCGGTCTGGGCGATCATGGCGTCTTCCAGCTTCTTCCGTCCGGCTTGGTTCGTGAGCATCTCGTCGCTCACGCCGGAGGCATTCAGCGCGCGCGGCGACTTCATGGTTCGGGTCTCCAGCAGGTAGGGCATCTTGCCCGTGCCGTAGGGGTCGCACTCGTTTTTAGCCACCTTCTGGCTAGCCTGCGGGTGCATGATGGCGCGGTAGGGCGCGGGGAGTCCATCATCGCCTACACCCCAATACCAAAGCGTGACGATCTGGTAGAGTCCGGCATTCTTCAGGGCGGCTGTGTTGTAGCCCATGTTCGTATCTACGCCGTTGAGCTCCCATCCGGCACCGGTGATGCTGTTGTCTCCGCTGAAGGTGAAGGCAAGGCCCGCGCCCTTCTCTAGCACGTCCTGAAGGAACTCCTTGTCCCAGCCGTCCTGCGCGGCCTCTGTGCGGAGACGGGCCTCGGTATACCACTCGACGAAGGCCATGCGCGGGACGCCGTCATGATCCTCCTCCGTGGCGCGGCTGAGGCAGGGATAAAAGCAATCCACACCGGGCAAGTAGGCGCGGTGGACAGGCAAGGCGGTGACCTTCACGGGGGCGTAGTAGTCCACGCTGTCCTCGCCTTTGCAGAGGGCGGTGGCGACCTTGTTCGCCTCGGCCTTGGAGATATTTACATCCACGCCGAGCACGAGGTCTTTGATGACTTCCCTATACTGCGGATCGGTGCGCAGTAGCTCCATCTCTGCGGCGATCTTCTGGGCCAGCTCGGCATTCTCTCCCTGCTCTTCTGTCTGCTCCTGCTGGTGTGACTGGGCGGGCTCTCCCTGCTCCTCTGCCCCACCCTGCGCGGCAGTCGCGCGGCTGGTCGCGGCTTCCACCACGTCATGCCATTTCATGGTCTTCTTCCCCTTGCGCCAGTGGTCTTTCCAGCCCTCATACCATACGGCCTGCCCCGACTCCGCGCGGATGTTCGCGAACAGCTCCAGATTCGAGAGTAGCTGGCCCTTCGTCGCGTCCAGATAGAACTCCATGGCGTGACGCCACGCCTCGGCGCGGATGGTTTGGTCGTCGTTCATCGCGTCGCGCGGCCTCACGATCTTCTCGGACGAGAAGAAGGCATGAAGGGCGAGGTCCACCTCGGCATTGCACTGACCATCCACGACGCGCACCTCGTGATCGAGTGAGCCTTTTTGCAGGCCCTTCGTGCGGGTGCCGTAGGGCGCGGAGCCGTATTCCGCATCCACAGCCTTGTCCGGCCACCAGCAGTTCCGGATATTTCTGGAACGCCCGATCTTCCGGAAGAATCCGAGTGTCTGGGCATCAAGGATGTCGTTCTTTACCCAGTCGATGAGTTCCTTGGGCTCAGTTTTGTCTCGCGGCTGGCGAGCGGTCGGCGTGGTGGGGATGGCGGGCTGGGACATGGCGAAATCTGGTTAAGCGGCGCTGGTGTCGCTGTCCGCGAATGACTCGCGGATGAGCGTGAACACGGAGTCACGTGAGTAGCGCGCTTGCTTCGCACCGAATTGATTTCGCAAGGGTTTCAACGTCCCGGTGGCTTTCGCTTTTTCGAAGAGCTTCTCACCGCCAAGGCCGCAGCGTGTGAATAATGACACAATCTGCTGCCTTTTCAACGCGGGCGTGTTGTATTCGGGGTCTGAGAGGATGGATGAGAGGGTCATGGGAGGTGGGAATAGGGAGGTGGGGAGTGGGAATGCGGAATGGGGAGGTTTCTTGTTTTGGGGTGATTATGTGGAAAGTTGGGGTGGATAATCATCTGTTCGTCCAAGCGTAGATGTCCACGCGCCCTGAGTGACCGTGGAACATGCGGTGTCCGTAGGTTATCGTATCTTTGAGGGTGAGTTCTCCGCTCGCGCGATGTGCCTGAAATGCTGCGATGAGTTCATGGTGCTCAGGCCAGCCTTCCGCCGACTTCATTTCGTCACCTTTCATCACGCAGATGCCGCCGGACATTGGAGCGTAATGGAGTTCCCATCCGTCCTCCGCAACGGGACGAACAAGACGATGGAGAGGAACCGCTCTGGGCGGATGTGCAGCAGTGCTCATTGTAGTTTGGATGTTGGTTGTGTTTGCGAGTTGCCGCTGTCGGAGCGGTCCCTCATCTCATCGTTCGTCCCTAAGTCGAGGGCCACGCCGATGCAGGCCGCTACCGGATGCTTGTCGCCGTAACAATGCAACCACGCTGGCATTCTTTGCGGCTCACTGTCAGTGCGGAAACTCACCACTCGACCAAAGAGCCGCCGACTCTTGCCATACCCGAGTGATAGAACCACCTGCCGACCGATGCGACACGTCCGCTCATTCCATCGCGGTCCGTATGGACGAAACTCTTCGTGCTTCTCTCCCCGCTCGAATGCCTCGAAATACTCGCGACAAAGCGGGACGAACAAGACGCGGCAGTCCAACGGCTCGGAGTTGTCTTGTGGTGTAGTCATAGTCTATTGCTCGCCGTGGCTGCGCTTTTCGTTCAGCCAATCGAGCGAGCCGCCAGGGTTGAACCATATCAGCGAGTGCCACGATTTGAGATTCGAGCCGTCGCGCTGATAGCAGTGCTTTTCATCGCCAGCGGGATCGAGGATCGTGATTCCTTGGCTCCCGTCGTCCGGCTCGTAATGCATGAGCAGTTGATGCTCGCTTCCGCTCATGTTCAGGCTTGGGGCGGCGAGGAAGTGCCAGCCGCGACACACGGGCGGCGGATAGACAAACGCATTTGCGACGATTCCGCACTCCTGGATTGCGTGCCATAGAGCAATCTGGTTGAGAGCCTTATCACCATATCGAGCGATGACCTCAGCCACAGGGACTCCGAGAGCCATCGCGAGACACGTTTGCACGCAGGTTACATCATTCGGCTGAGTCTGCGGCACGATGCCGAGAACGGGCTGAACCATGTGCTGCTGGACAACAGCCGGTGCGGTGGTGTTTTGTGGTGTCATAGAGTCTCCTTTGGCCCCGGCTGTGCCAGAGCTTTGTCGTTCTGGCGACCTAGTTCCACGAGTCCTCCACGGCTTTTACAGCTTCGAGGATTTCGGCTGTCTCATCGCCTTGCACGAAGATGACGGCAGCGAGTGGCGTGTCGTCGGCTTTCCGATACACGATTTGAGTCATGGCGGCGTTCATCTCTTTGAGGAGTTTCAGTTTGTCCGCGATTGAGTCGGAAGACATTAGCTTCGCCGGGTCGCCAGAACCATGCGCTGCACGGTCAACTGCCTCATCGCTGGTGGTTGGATGTTCTTTTTCTTCGGCCATATTTTCAGGTGGTTGGTGGTTGGTGTTGGTCATCCGGCAGTGCCGTGAGCTTGTCGTTCGCATTCACAAGAGAGCCATTTGGCCAGACTTGGTTTCCCGAGTCTTTCGGGCGTTGGTGGCGTGGAGTTTGGCGTCGTAGGTTAAGTGGCATTTTTGGCAGAGTGCGGCGAGATTATCGTATTGGTTGTTGGTCACATCGTGATCGAGATGAGCGATTGTCAGCACCACGCGAGGACGGCGTTTCCCGCAACCACAGCAGCGGTTGTGCTCGCTGCTAAAGTGTGGCCACGCACAGCACTTAGCTTTCAAGTATGCCCCATTTTCGATATGGCAGAACTTGCATCGCTTTCCCTCCCGAATCAGTATCTCGGGCCGAATCCGAGTCTTCCAGTCCGAGGGGTATTTGGAGTAATCTATAGGCATAGTCGTGGGTGGTTGTCGTTCGTGTCAGCCATGCTTCTCGCTCGCCGTCGCCTGATGTGGGCCGTCCAGCATCGGCAGACCTGCCATGAGCCGGAAGCGGTTCGCGGGGTGAAGCGCTTGCAGTTCTTGGCGGGCAGCTTGCCTTTCAGCGCTGAGGCGGAGGCTGCGACGCTCTTCTGGGGCGGGGCGGAGCTTCGCGGCACGGGGTGGCGGATTCTTCATGGGGTCAAGCGGGTGGCGGTCTCGTCCTCCTCGACCATTTCCTTCCAGCGCTTCAGGGCGTCGATGGCTTCATCGATGTCCTGCTTGAGGGGTTTGACGGATTGACCGGCACGGATCACTTTTTTCAGGGCGTGCTTTTGGGGGTCGCTCTTCAAGCCGAGAATGTCGCACAGGCGGTAGTAGTCGAACGTGACGCCGTTGTAGGTCCAGCGGTAGCGGCTGGGGGTTGGAGGTTTCGGATTGGGGAGAAAAATACCTGGCCGAATCGTGATCTCTTTAGCCTTGGCAAAATCGACCTCGGCGGGTGTCAGCGTGTCTCCTTTGAGGCCCGCGAAAGAGGGGTCAGCACGCCGCATGGCTTCTGCTTCTTTTTTCCAATGCTCATCTATGTTTTCGAGCGTAACACACTCCAGTTTCCTGCTCCGCCCTCCATCTAAGAAGTAGCACGTATCCGACAGCAGGACATCATGCGCGTAGCACGGCTCAATGTCCTTGATGGTGACTTCTGAGAAAGCCTTGTCCTTGGACTGTGGCTTTAGGTCTTTTCTCTCAAACGTTATTTTCATCTTGTGCTTTGTGGTTTGAATTTTGTGTTTTCTCAGTTCCTCGGCTTGTGCTCCCGCTGCACACACACCCACCGATCCGCCTCTTTCTGGCACTGAATGGTCACGCCGACTCTGAGCCGGTGGTTGTTCCGCACTTTGACGACGGCGAGCACGTCTTCAGGGGTGCGGATGCCGACCCAGATGGGGTTTGGCCGGATCTTGACGACGGTGCACAGGATGGGCTCCACGGCGGGGGCGACGAGGCAGGGCTGGGGCTCTGGCTCGGCGGGCGGTAGCTCCAGAAGCTCGCGCACGCGGGCCTCTCCCTCGGGGGTGTAGCTGAGCTTCGGGTGGCTGATCCAGTGCTCGCCGGGGGTGAGCTTCTGCTTGCGCAACGTCGCAATGGATCGGGCGGGAACGCCGAGTCTCTCGGCAAGGGCGGTGTCGGCGGGATTGGGGGGGGACATAGGAAGTGGGAAGGGTGAAGTGTTCAGTGTTCAGAAGAGGCCCAGATCTTCATGAGGTGCTCGGCTTGGGAGGCTGCGTCATCGAGGGCGTTGTGCTTGGTGCCGATCTCGCGGGGCTTGAGGTCGGGGCGGGTGGCTTTGACGGTGCGATAGCAGCGGTCGTTCCAGAACTTCCACGGCTGGGGGATGCCGACGCGGGCGAAGGCTTCGGCGAGCATGGCGTTGTCAAAGCTCGCGCCGTTTCCCCAGATGAGGGCTTTTTCATCGGCCATCCATTTGGTGAACTGGGCGAGCACGGTGGGGAGTTCCTCACCGGGCTTGGTGAGTTCGATGCGGGCGGCTTCGTCCTGCTTCAGCCACCACATGACGGTGTCTGCATCCATGGTGAGCCCGTGGCGCGTGGAGCTGCTGGGGTCGATGCGGCGGTAGAAGTGGGAACTGATCTCGCCATTCCCGAACTTCACCGCGCCGATGGCGAGGATGATGGAGCCGGGGCGGGTGCCGAGGGTTTCGAGGTCGAGCATGATGTTAGTCATAAGTTGGAAGTATTCAGGGTTGCCGTTCTTAGTTCTTGTATCTTGTATCTTGCCTCTTAGTTCTTCAGAAATACTCCCCACCCCTAAACCCCTGCTCGCTCCGGTCGATGTGCTCGGGGCGGCAGGTGGCGTAGTAGCCGTCGCAGTCGGCGGGGTCTTTGCAGGCTCCTTCGCCGCCGTCGCGGTTGGTCCAGTTCTCCATGGTGAAAATGGTGTTGGTGCAGCGGTCGCAGACGTAGAGGAGTGGTGCTTTCCCCTCGAAGGTGTAGGTGCCGGTAGCTTCATCCAGCGTGACGCGCGTGGCATCGTAGGCGAGGAGGTCTTGCACGAATCCGGTGCGCTCTTTGATGGTGCGGACGTTGGATTCGCCGCCGCCGCCTTTGCCACTGGGCTCGAAGTAGTAGCCGTGCTTCTCCATGGCCTCGATCGCGGTCTCTGAGTCGGCGTGGGACATGCTCTCGGTGTTGGCAAAGCGGGCATCCATGATGCGGCGCACGCGGCGGCGGTCTTTGATGTCGCTATGGCCATGCAGACGCATCTCGAGTGCCTCGATCTCTGACTCGACGCGCTCGATCTCGCGCGCGTAGTCGCTGAAGCTGTGGATGACGCGCTTTTGAGCGGGTCCACGGTCGCCATCGAACCTTTTCCCAGCGCTGGGCACTGCCCACGGGCCGAGGAGACCGAATCCGGGCACATGATCGTCTTCCTGCGGCCATTCCCGGGCGAGAAAGGTGATCTGCTGGGTGTCGATCTTATACCACTTCATGAACCAGTTCCGTTTCGCGTCGGTAGGGTCACAAATGAGATACCAGGTGCCGTGTTTGGGCAGTCGGGTCTCTGGGCGGACGTGCGCGGCGCGGTTCCAGTTCGTCATGACCACGTCTGTGGTCTGTTCGGCGACTCCGTAGGCCATCCAGAGGACTTTTTCGCGTGGGGAACCGCTCAGCGCGGCCTTGATGCCGTCCCAGTTGCCGCCCCATGGGTTTTCCCATGCGAAGAAGCGCATGGCGAAGGCGTTTCCGCTGGCGCTGCGGATGAGTTCGGGGACTTTTTCGTAGCCGCTGCCGTCTTTGTTCGGCAGTAGCTCGGCTTCGATGCTGCGGACGACGGTCGCACCGGTGTTCATGGCGCGCACGGCTGGGGTGTAGCCGCCTTTGCAGGTGTAGGAGATGAGGTGGACGCCCATGTAAAGCTGCCACCAGAGGTCACGGGGGAATTTTAGGCTGGGGTTGGCTTGTTTTTCCTCCAGCATCCGCTTCCATTTGCCGATGAAGGCATCGGTTTTGCCGGCCATCGTGATGAGTCGGTTGTTGATGGACTCGATCCACGGCTGCGGGATCTCTTCGTCTGACCACACAAAGAAGGGACGCGGCCCTTCCAGCCCGCGCTGCATGTCGGAGTTGTCGCCATAGAAGCGGAACTCGGCTTTGCTGCCATTGGGGAGCTTGAATTCGTTGTCAGTGAACTTCCCGGCGCTGAATGTCATGCCTGCGGCGGCGTTCCGCTTGAAGGGCTTGCCGCTGGGGTCGCGGTATTCCACGGGGAACCACTCGTAGATGTTCGCCTGCTGAATTTCCTGCGAGTTTTTCTGGTTCAGAGCGAAGGCCCAAGCGATCATGCGTGAGCTGTCGATGGTCTGGCTGTCCACGCACACGCGGGCCATGATGGCGGCGCAGAGGACGGACTTGCCGGAGCCGTTCCCGCCCCAGACGTTCGCAGTGATGGGCACGCGTGGGTTTGCCAAACGGCAGCGGAGGACTTCCCAGTGGAAGTCGTCTGCCTTGTCCGCCAGCCACCCGTGATGATACGGGTCGCTGCGCATGAGTTCGATGGCCTGTGCGCGCTCGGTGAGGAGGTTCCGCGCCTCGATGATGGCCTCCAGCGCCTCTGCCCGGTCGGCGTATTCGGTGAAGGCGGCAGCAACGAGCGGTGCGGGAATTTCCGGAAAGACCGGATGCGCCACTTGCATGGCGAGCATCTTCCCGCACTCCTCATGCCACGCCATGACTTGCAACAGCTCCGCCTCCGGCGTGCTAGGCCGGGTGCGAAGGACTGATGCGATGATGGGCTCGATGGGGGGCATGGGGAGGTCGGTGTGTATAGTCAGATGTTAGACCACTCAGTAGAGCGTGAGCCCTGCCGAGCGGGCGCCTCATGGTGGTTACCAGCGTCCACGACGAGGCTTATCGAACATCGCCGCAACGGCTGCGATGCCGATGATGATTGCGAAGATGGCCAGAGCAAGAGCCAGCCCGATCCACAGAGGTGAGAGCACCCACAGCCACGACCATTGAATGACGTTGCAGAGTTTGAGGGTGATGAACACGATGGTGAGCAATCCGCAGAAGCCGATTCCTCCCGATGATGAGCTTGATGATGATGCCATTGGTTTGAGTTTCTATGTCTGTGGTGGGCACCCCGTGATTCTCCGCACCAAGGCCCGCGAGATCAGCTTCGTGAAGCTCGCCACGGCATTGGGGGCTACCACGCCGCCGTTGCTCACGTAGGCAGCGAAGCGGCTGGTGAGGAGGTCCATCTTGCGCTCGTCGCCGCGAAGCTCGGCCCAGCCCTTCGGCGGGGCCTCGGGCAGCAGGTGGTGCACATCCCGTAGGGTGATGGCGATGCTGCCATCCGGGTAGCAGAGGCTGGCGGGATTGTGTTTCCCGAAGACCCCAATCTTGAGGACTCGGCGTTTCTTTTTTTTGGTCATCGTTGCTTTCATGCTGCGTGTTCGCGTTTGTCGGGGTTGTTGGAGAAGAGATGGCTGGTGGTGCTGCTGAAGCGGGTGCGCGGACCGTCCCATCCCAGCGGGACGGGCTCGACGGCTCCACGGCGGGCCTTGGCGATGTAGAGTGTGGCGTTGTCGTCGCGGATCTCGTCTTCGTCCTCGTCGTCATCATCGTGCCCTCGGCCCGCCTTCTTTTTCTTTTTGCGGAGGTAGTATCCCTCGCGATGAAGGAGCCAGACGAAGTCGGCATCCGCTTCGATGTCGCCGGACTCGCGGAGGTCGGCGAGCTGGGGGATGCAGCCGGGGCGATCCTCGGCACTGCGGCCCACCTGTGCGAGGGCAATGACGGGAATGCCGAACTCGATGGCGATGTCTTTCAGTCCGCTGGAGACTTCGGACATCTCGACGTTGCGGTTTTGGGCGGCCTTCTTCGAGTCGCTGCTGAGCCGCTGGAGGTAGTCCACGATGAGGCACTTGATGCCAAGCTCAGGGACCTTGTGACGAAGCTCGGCGAAGAGTTCCTGAATGCTGAGGCGACCGGAGACGAGGATGGGCATCTTCGCTCGCTGAAGCTCGGCAGCGGCCTTCATGTAGTCGCCGGTGTCTTTCCGGCTGAAGTGCCCCGTGGCGATCTTCCCCATGGCCACGCCGGAGCGCCCGACGATGAGGCGGTCAGCGATGTCGATCCCCGGCATCTCCCGGCTAACGACGGCGACACAAAGCGGGTCCTGCTGAAACTCGGGGTAGTGACCGGAGGCGGTCGCGATGCATTCCGCGAGGTTAAAGGCGAGGGCGCTCTTCCCCATGGCAGGGCGCGCCCCGATGATGATGAGTTCTCCTCCCCGCAGCCCCATCATGCGGCGGTCCAGATCGGTGAAGCCGGTGGCGAGCCCGTTGGTGACGTGGCCTTTTTTTGACAATGCCTGCTCCGTCCGTGTCACCGCATCGTCGATGAAGGCCGCCAGATTCACCCAGCGCCTAGCATGACCTTCATGGAGGAGATCTGAGAGATCCGCGATGCCGCTGGTGACGGATTTCCGCCAGTCATCGGCCCGGGTATAGACGTTGCTCGTGATGTTGGCACAGGTCTGTAGGATGGTGCGGAGGCCGTGTTTTTCCTTGAGGATCTCCACGTAGTAGGGCCAATGCGCCGACGTCGGCACGAAGCTGAGCAACTCCGGCAGCACTGCCGGACCGCCGATCTTATCCATGATCTGGTGGTCCAGTAGGTGAGAGCTGACGGTGACAATATCCACCGGACGCCCTCCCTTGTAGAAGTCGAGCAACACCTCGTAAAGCTGGCGGTGGGCGGCGTTGTAGAACCACGGCGGCGGGACGCTCTGGAGCGCCTGCGGCAGGATGCCGATGGGGTCCTGAAGGATGCAGGAGAGGCAGCCGCGCTCGGCCTCCTCAGCGTAGGGTGTGGCGTTGTCGGATAGGGGTGTCATTTCGCTTCAGTGATGGGTGGTTGTGTCCAGTCGGCGCGGAGGAGGTTGCGGCGCTTGCATTCGGCGACGATCTCGGCTCGTAGCTCTGGCATGTAGAGCCCCCATGCGAGGTCGTTCACGCCATCGGGGTAGCCTTCGCAGAGAACATCCCGCCAAGCGCATGGCGGCTCCTCCAGCCGAGCGTCCATGCGGGATCGCATCGCTGGCCCGCCCCCTTCTTTTTTTTGGCGGAAATCCTTGGGTTCGGATTCCTCTCTGTTCCAGCGGTTGGCGAAGTTGGAGGGCTCACGCCACTGCTCCTGCTCGAAGAAGCTCCGAGCACTCGGCACCATGCCGTTGAGCCTGCCGCCGGGTGCCTTGGCGATGTAGCCGTTGATCTCGGCGATGTTCTCGCAGATCTCAGCGCCAGACGCCCCGCCACGCACGGCAGCGGCTACAAGCTGGCGATTGCCCATCGGATTGTCCTTTTTGACAAAAAGGGCCACGGCCTTCTCGGCCCATGCCTCGGGGCTGAGGTCAGCGCTATTCGGCGCGTCGTTTTCAAGCCCCTCCTCTCTGCTCTGCTCTGCTCCTCTCCTCTCCTCTCCTCTCTTGTCCTTGGTAAGGACTTGGGTAGGGCTTACTAAGTCCTTCAATTCAGGATACTCATTCAGAACTTCTGCAACGATCTCAGCGGGCATGTGCTCGAAGCATTTCACCACCGCCTGAGCCTGATTATTCTTTACCAGCTTAGGCCCTACGCCGATCTGATGGCGAATATAGGACTTCGCCCACCACCCCCTTTGATGAATCACGATCCCATCGCCAAGGGCTTGGCAAGCCCTTTCAAGGGCTTCAATGGATAGGTCGGTGTCAAACTGGAACCGCTTGCGGGTGAACTCCGCCCATCCCGCCGTCGTCATGTGAGCCGTGAACAGATAAAGCAAGGCGAACTTTGCCTCGCCGTCGAGTGCTTCGACCGCTGGATCAGTCCAGAATGAGCTTTTGATCTTCGTGTCCATAATCGTTTTCTATGCTGCCGCCGACGTTGTGACGCCCCCCTGACGGGCCGCCCCCCGCCCCACCGATCCGGCCCCCCTTCTTTTTTTTGAGGCCAAATTCAGCCCTCCCGTGGAGGCTTCCTCTTTGTGAATAATTTTAGCGGACCAGAATGTATATAGGCTCGCGCACCCCCTCAGGCACGAGGCCCCCCCCGCCCCCTGGCAGGGACTGCTGACGAAATGTTTAGTAGCCAGATTGGTAAGCATACGCTGCGATCCTTATTCTACGGGCCTTGTGGCGTGGTTGGTAGCCACTTGGTCCACGATTTCAGCCTCCAAAATGGTCGCCGGAATCGCTGCGAGCTGGTCGCTATTTGGTAAAATCTTGACCGTCTCAGGACCCATCTGAATGGTGTCCTTCAGGCATTGCAGCCGCTCCAGCATGGATGACGGCTCCACACGCACGGTGTGAAGGAGCTCGATGCGCTGGGTAGCCTGTCCGGTCATGGTCATAGCCATGTCTCCTAGTAGCTTCGCTGTCATACCGAGCTGCGCCTTGGGGATCGCGTCAGGGTCTTCCATTACTCGGTCCACCAGATGAGCCGCAGCTTGAAGTGACGACCTTCCAACTTGCTTCCTCAACTGCTCTACACTCATCACCCCCTCAAGATCGAGTAGCGCCGTGATGGTATTCCGGCTCACTCCCGTGAGTTGCGAGATCTTCAGGACGCTGAGCCCGTGGCCCTTGTCGAAGAGTTCCACGATCTTCGCGCACAGCGCTGGAGCTTCGGCCTTGAGCTGGACACCCGTGAAATTGCCATGCTTCGCCTTCTCCGCCGTGGCTGGCGGTAGGTCTGGAATACCAAGCTCCTCTTGAATCATACCTTGGTTCCCTCCTGCAAAAAAATGGGGCGGGGGGCGATAGTGCGGAGGGCGGCGGCGATGTCCGCAGGGCGAAATCTCACCTTGTCTCCAGGCAGCCTCACATGGCCGATCCGCTTCGTTGCCACGAGATGCGAAACTTGCGACCGGCTAAGGCGCAGCGCGTGCATCACATCGCTCACTGTGAGCAGTGGATAGCGTCCAGACCCGAGCCACGGACGAAGCGCCGCCGGAGGGATAAACCAATCACCGTTCACCTGCTTGGCTCCTGCGAAAAAAAGAAGCGGGGCTTTTTCGATGCATTTACGGAGGCGACCAATATCCACCTCTAACACATCAGCCACAGCATCCAGCGACAGCATCAGGTCATCATCCCGCCTGAATTTAGGCGGGCGACCTCTGCGGGCACCGGGCTTGCGTGGCGTGGCCATACTTAGTCAGCGTAGCGGGGTGAAGGTTCCTGCGCATTCCAGCGCTCCCAGAAGGCCTTGCGAGACGCCTTGGCCGCCTTCACCTCGGCCTTCGTCGCACGCTTGCGCGACTGCCTACGCTTCGCCTGTTGGCTAGCGTGCCTAGTCAGAGCGGCTTCGATGAGTGACATGGCAAAAAAGAAAATGAGGGGCAAAAAAAAGACTCAGCGGGGAGCAATCCACAGCGTCACGCGCCACGAGATCACGACGACAACCAGCCCCACAGCGACGAGTAAGGCCCAGCTCTCAGCAGGCGACAGGTGCCTCATGAGTGGGCACCTCCTGTGGAGAGGAGACGCACTGGGAATCTGCGCGCGCGCAGTGCAAAGAGCTTCCATTCACGGCGACGCTCCACCGCGAGATACACGTCATAACTCAGCGAGCGGTCATACAGCAGATGTTCAAGGCGCTCGTGGCGAGATCCCTCACTAGGCCCAAGAAAAGCACACCAAGAGCCCCCAAAGCGCTTCGCGAGGCTCGGGTGAAGGATCACCCTGCGCTCAGGCATGACAGTATCAGCATCAATCGTCATCATCTGCAGACCTCCGGTGATATTCATGGTGATCGTGCGGGTGGAGATTATTTAGCTTTTTCCTGCCATTCGGTAATGAGCGCTGATGCGCGAGCGGAGTTAATGCCTTTCACTTTTTGACTTTCCTTCCCAATGTTGTCTTCAGTCACTTGGGAGAGGAAACGGTAGCTTTTGCCGGTCGCCTTGTTGATCAGATTGAGCAGGTAGGCGGATTGTTTTGGCGTCATCATGGTCGTAGTGAGTTGAGTTGTTTGGTTCATGCTCGTCTTGAGCATGGGTCTATATTACACGTCTTATTTCACTGCACAACAATTATTTTCACAAATCTGCATTTTCTTTTTCGTTGCCCGTAAATCAAAGCCTCCAGCGTCGTGAGCGAACCATGCGCTGCTGTCCAACTCGCTCCGCTCGTGGCAGAGCTTAGCCGATCAGGCAGCCGTGTGCTGCGGGCTTTCAGAAGCCTGTTGCTCCGCCTTCTGATTGATTTCCTTCGCCATCGTGAGCAGCCCGAGCTTCAGGAAATCCTCAATCGGGATGCACTGCTTAAGTGCCTCTTCCTTCAGGATATCAGGCACTTCGGCGGCTGGAATTGTAAAGGTAAATGCCTGAACCATATTCAAGCAATACTTGTATATTATTATTCAATCGTCAACAGAAAAGCTTGAATTAAATTCAATTTCATCTAGTTTTCCACCATGAACCCCAAAATCCCCACGATAACCGACGATGAAATTCGGGCATGGTTCACCGAAACCAAACACAAGAGGCCATGGCTTGCCGCTCTCCTGTCTGCCAAGCCTGGCAGCGTCGATCAGTGGTTCTCAAAAGGCTTCCCAGACTGGGCAAAAACCATCATCGCTCTCTATCGAGAGAATCAATCAAACCCAAATCTACTCCAGCTACGATTTAATCCAGAGGAGTGGGCCACCATTCAATCAGCCATGCGAAACGCTGGATACATTGAGCAGTTCGAGTTTTTCCGTGACGCCATCGTCGCGTTTGCTGCGCGCATCAACAAACACCGTGCTGCCGTAATCATCCCCATGCTCGACCCCGCGACCTTGACAGCGCTCCAACCTATTCATGATGTTGGCGACCAAGCCATCCGTGAACGGGACGCTTGGAATACATGGTCAGTGCAAATCGCCCGCCTGCTCGGTATATCATGTTCCGACTTCAACTCTGACGTTGTGGCGGAGCAGTATGGCGAACTCCGCGAGCGAATCACGCAAGCACTGAACGACTATCGTGAGCTACCGCCGCCCACGATGCCCAAAAACACGACAGAGAGCTACGGCGGTTAGCTCCACGAAATTGTTCAGCCCGATTTACCCATGACATCCTATCGCATCTATGTTGGCTACAACTCCGCACACGATTTGGCGGACGTTGGAGAAGAAATGCTCCTCACTCTGGAAGAACTACAAGCCGATCCGTCGTTGATCGTGAAAGAGGTGATGAGGCTGGAGCCCCATCAAAAACAAGAGGATGTCGCTGAGTATGCCGAAAGCTATCGGAAGCCAGTCCAAGACCTTACAGTCATAGTGGAACGCGATGCCGAGCGGGAAAACCTGCCAATCATTGTGCAGCTCGCGAGCGGTGGCGAACCTGGGCGCTCACTAAAAGAGTCGTGTCGCCGTGCAGTCTGCCGCTTAATCATGGAACACTGCCACATGAACGACATGGAAGTGAGCGTGCATGTTGGCTGAACGACAAAACTGAGGCGACCGCATGAGCGCGACTGACTCCAACACCCCCCAAGGCGCAACCGCGAATGCGGTTGCCTCCAGTGCCGTGGTATGTGACGGCGAACCCACGATGATGACGGATAGGCAGGAGCAAGAGATGGCAGATTGGATGGACAGACTCGCCGCTGAATGCACTTGCATCCGAGAAGATCGTCCGTGCGAAGGGCTGCTGTCCGGTGGGCTGTGTGATGACTGCGACCATAGCGACTGGGACGAAGACTCCACAGAGCGTTCACATACCGTCCCGGATCAGGCGACGGCGAGCACAAAATGAACGCATACACGACATATTTCAATCGAGCCGTTGCCTGCATCCGATTTGTTCGGGCATTGGCGGCGGCTATCAACTTTCGCATCGAGGGCGGATCGTCATTAAGACGTAGCTTGGGGCGGGTGACACGGCGGGATACCGCGACCCTTACTCGGCACGGGCAACCGTGGTTCTACGAGGAAGAGCATCAAGCGTCTGAGCGACCTGGACGAAAAATCGGGGCGGCCCGCAAGGAAGGAACGCTAACCATGTCACCGGCTCCAATAAGCGCCTGGGCTTTGAAATGCCGGTGGGCTTCCTTGTATTGCCCGAACGTCTCGGATCTGGCACCGAAAGGGGCGCGCCAGACTCCGCCAGCATCTACGACACCGCCGCCCCTGTAGGTTGCCAGCATCCCGCTTGTTCTCATTCCGTGCTCCATGACTCCCGCACAGATTTCTGAAATCTTCGCTTGCAAAGGTAGCTACCTTGTGTAGAATAGTCATCACCATGATGAACCAACAATCAGCACTCGAAGCAGCAAAAGGAATGATGGACAACGGAATGTCCCTCGATGACGCAAATGTCGAAATCGTCCGCATGATGGGCGTCAGAATTGTAACCGGAGGATTTGACCGCCGCACTCGCTCCGCCCTCATGCAAGCAGTCAAGGACGGCAGGCTCGGACATCTCAAGAAAGAGGGAATGAAGCCCGAAGCCTTCTTCCACCCAAATAGCATTTGGAACGCCAAAGAGGAGCGGTCGAAGATCGCAAACGCTGGAATCCGTGCAATCCAAGCCTGCTGCGGATGAAACGCGAAAGCCTCAAGATGCAGGAAAAAGACTTTCAGCGGCTCACACAAGTGGCCGCTGAAACGTCGTCCATCTACAGCGGTGCCCCGTCGTGGCGTAGGCTCGTCCTGCGCATCGCTCGCGGTGAGGTGCGCTGCAAAGAAGCACCGAAGGCCAAGAAGCGCCCGAAGGAATGAGAACGACCAAGCTCTGCCATGAGGCTCTGCGAATTGGCAGCAGCGCCGTGTTCTCTGACTTGGTGAAAAATCTTGAA